ATTTGGTTTTGGTTTACAACGGCCAAATGACTAGCAACGCAAACTTTTCAATTAGGCTAAATGGCGATACAGGAACTAACTATTCTCATGTAATGATGCAGGGGCCAACAAACTCAGGTTCTGGAACTTACAGCTTTATTTATGGTTATTGGAATTTAGCTTTGAACAGCACTAGGCAAACACTAAACGCAAGTTTTATGGATTACTCTGCTACGGATAAGCACAAAACAATTCTTAATAGAGCAGGGTACACAAGAGAGTTTGACTCGGCTTTCACAGTAGAGGCTCAGGCTTATCGTTGGCCTAATACTTCAGCCATTACCACGATGTTGATTTATGTTTCTGCTGGCAACTTTGCTACTGGTTCTAGCTTTGCTCTCTACGGAATCGTGGCCTAAATGACAATGCAACTAATAGAAACCAAGACACTAGGAACTGCTGCTGCTTCAATAGAGTTCACTTCTATACCGCAGGATGGGACTGATTTGATGGTTCTTTTTTCTCACAGGAGTTCTGGTTCATCAGACGGACTTCAATTAGTTTTGAGATTTAACGGACTTACATCTGGCTATTCAAGGCGTTTGTTGTATGACGATGGCTCTACTGTTCTAAGTGCATCTGGTTCTAGTGAAACTTTTGCTCGGTTCTCGTTTGTTCAACATTCTGGTTCAACAAGCAACACCTTTGGAAATGCAGCAATTTACATTCCAAACTATACAAGCTCTAATGCAAAGTCTTATAGCTCTGATTCTGTGACTGAAACTAATGCGACTAACATCTATGGTCGTGCGATTTACGCTGGGCTATCAAGTGGAACTGCTGCCATTACCTCTATTACCCTTTTTGAGCAAAACTCAGTTAACTTTGTAGTCAACACAACAGCTTCTTTGTATAAAATCACCAAAGGCTCTGGCGGAGCCACAGTTAGCTAACAAGATAGGATAGAACAATGTCAGAAATATTAACCAAAGTTGTCGTGGACTGCTCGACAGGCGAATCCATACAAGTACCTCTTACCGAGGATGAGCTGGCACAGCGTGAAGTTGACCGACTAGCTTACGAGGCATTTGAGGCTGAACGCCTTGCTGAACAAGAAGCTAAAGAAAAGGCTGAGGCTAGTGCCATCGCCAAGCTAACCAAGCTAGGACTTACCCAAGCTGAAATCGAAGCACTCAAAAGCTAATGTCTGAGGAAACTACTTCAGTTCGGATTACTCAAGCCGACATCTACAAGAAGCAACTTGAGCATGGACAGATTCTTATCCAGGTGTTGCAGAAGCTAGATCACCTTGACGATGTGCCGGAAAGAATCAGAGAAGTAGAACTCACCCTTGCCAGACTTGCTTGGATTGAGCGAGTCGCTTACACAGGCTTGACAGCCGCAATAGTTTCAATAATCGGTTTACTACTAACAGTGATAGGAAAATAATGAGCTGGTATCCAAAGGTTGCAGGAATACAAGACAACGGATTCGGTGGCTCTCGTAATGGGCAAGCTATCAACGGAGTAGTCATTCACCATGTGGCAGGAACTAATGGCCTGAACTATGTTGCCAACAAGAACTCAAGAAACTCTCACCCGACCTATCACATCTCTAACTCAGGTGCTGTAACAGGAATCGTAAACCCTGAGCGTAGACCTTACTCAACAGGTGGACAGCCCGACCCTAGTGCTGTGACCTTTGAGATTGACAACTCATCTGTCGGTGGCGATTGGCCTGTGTCATCTGCCGCTATCGAGGCTTTGATTGATGTCATTATCTTTCATGCAAGCATCTCTCCAAGAGCTAACCGAGGCTTTGCTAAAAACATCAAGACTCAGGTACAGAGCGAGTTCTTTATTGCTTGGCATCAGCAGTATTCGGCTACCGCTTGCCCAGGGCCATTCATTCTTTCACAGCTTGACTACATCGTTGCCGAGTGCAACAAGAGAGCATCTCAGGCAGTCGCACCTGTCGCACCAGTTATCCCAACCCCACCACCAGCCAGCAACAAGCCAAGACTGTTTAGGTTCTTGAAGCGTGGATCAACAGGCTCTAATGTCAAGTACCTTCAGAGCGTTCTAGGTATCAAAGCTGACGGCATCTTTGGCCCAATCACCGATGCCAGAGTCAGGCAGTTTCAGCGTGAGCAGGGCATCAGGGTAGATGGCGTGGTTGGCTGGGTTACTTGGGGCAGACTTCCATAGATATTGCCCTATAAAGCCCTGTAAGCCTCATAGACGGCCTTTGGGCTTTGGCAAGGGAATCACTTAGGCTAAGCCCTGTAAAGCCCTCTACGAGCCCCACAGCCCCTCAATTTCTGGCTGGATAGCGTTTATTCGGTTGGGTAAACTGATAAGACAAGATGAAAGGCTACAAATGCTAAACCCAACACCTGAAACTCGTAAATGGATTTACGGAGTTATTGCCGCAATCGTTCCACTATTGGTCGCTATCGGTATCTTGTCTGAGGAACTTGCCTCACCGCTACTAAATGTCTTTGCCGCAATCTTGACTGTTACAGGATCAGCTCTTGCTATCCGTAATGTGCCAAGCAACGAGGACTAAGCTCTTAGCTTCTGTCGTTCCTCAGCAGTAGTTCCACCCCAGATGCCTTGCATCCCTGCCGATAACGCATAGTCAAGACACCTCAGCCTTACAGGGCAATCAGCGCAGACTTCTTTTGCTACCTGCACCATTGACTTCCGAGTTGCTGGGTCATGCTCATCCTCTGGGAAAAAGACCTCTGGAACTTGGCTACAATCAACGCCATCATTGTTTCTTATTGCTTCCTGCAACTCAATATATTTGCGTTCAATCTGGCGTAATGTCATACCTAGACCATAGGGTATAGATACGACAAATAGCAAAGCCACGCCGAGAGAGTTAGCGTGGCCTTGCGACAAGGAAAAGAGAGGGAAACCTTGCCAGTAAATAAATTACCAGCCGAAACTAACGAGTTGTTTGATGCAGTCCTACTCGGTGACTTTGCCAACGGCAGTCAAGAGTGGCACGATCTACGCAACGAGCCAGGTGCAGTCGGTGGCTCAGACATCGCAGCTATTACCGGACTAAGTGCTTGGGAATCAGCAATTACCAAGTGGGCTAAAAAGACAGGACAGATACCTGACGAAGTAACACCCAATATGAGTATGAAGCTCGGTACAAAACTTGAAGCACCGATACTCGACTTGTTCGCTGACGAACATCCTGAACTAGAAATCTACGAAACAGGAACATGGGCAAACAAAGAAAACCCTTGGGCTAGGTCTAACCCTGATGGACTTTACAAAACCGCTGATGGTGAGTGGGGGATTGTCGAGGTCAAGTTCTCTAGGGATTACTGGACTGGTGTTCCACAGGCTTACCGAGCGCAGGTGCTTTGGTACATGAGAGTATTCGGTATCAAGCAAGCTAAGTTAGTTGCACTGGCAGGGTCAAGTTACATGGAGTTTGACATCGAGTGGGATGAGTTCGAGGCTGAAACACTTTGGGATGCTGCTGTGAGATTCCGTCAGGCTTGCCTAGATATGAAAATGCCTTACTGGGATGGGAGCAACTCGACACTAGAAACAGTTAGAGCCTTATCGCCTGGTATCTCAGACAGCGAGGTTGACCTTGATGACTTGGGTATGCACTACATCAACTCGGTCACAGACGCTGAGAAGGCTAACGCCAAAATGACAGAGCTAAAGGCTAGAGTTATACAAGCAATGGATGGGGCAAAGCGAGGTCTAATCTACGGAGAGCATCTGCTCAGCCTTAGATCAAGAGCTGGTGGCGCACCCTACCTACATCACGAAAGGGCAAAGTAAATGGCACACTTCAACCTCAATGAATATCAAACTGTTCAAGAACGCATTGACTTATTTTGGAAAAGGTTTCCGGCAGGTCGGTTCAAGCTTGACATTGTTAGTCAGACAGACAATCAAGTCATCATCAAGGCTTCGGTCTGGACAGATAAGAACGACAAGCACCCAACCACAGTTGACTTTGCCGAGGAACGCATTGGCACTTCACCTGTAAACAAAATTAGTCATGTCGAGAACTGTGCGACCTCAGCTTTGGGTAGAGCAATCTCGGCACTCGGTGGTGAGTTTAGTCCTAAAGGAAAAAGACCAAGCCGAGAGGAGATGAACAAGGTTGCAACATATACAAAAGCAACTGCTAAAGACTGGCTCTCAATGGCTGACGCTTTAGGGAGTGACATCGAGGGTTTACGATTGTTGTATAGCGAAGCCAAAACAGGTGGAGCATCAACCGCAACTCTCGACAAGATCAAGGCAATAGCTAATGGACTCACAAGCAAAGAGGATTCTGATAGCAGCGATTCTTGAAACTCAAGAGTGCCTACAAGAACAATTTATGCTAAATGAGTTTGACCTAGTAAGCAACATTTGGCAAGTACAAAGAGAGAG